GGGGGCGGCCCCCCCCCCCCCCCCCCCCCCCCCCCCCCGGGGGGGGGAGCCATTAGGGCTTGTTGAATCGCTATCTTGCTTATTTGTGGAACTTGATGAGCCGGTAGAGCCAACAGTAGGATTCTCTTGTTTAGGTTTATGCTTATAAGTACAAACGACGGAAAACTTGCCTTTAGCTGTCGAAATCTGTCTAATGCCATCTTCCTGACACTCTCCACCTGAGTTATATTCTGACTTTTTCATCTTAGATATATTCACAGTTTTAAATTGCCAGTCTTTATTAGCTCCCCCCCATAAATCATGATTAAAATAGCCAGAGCACTGACCCTGAAAACTATATTGTTTTTCAAATCCAATACCTTGAATAGATTCGCCCCACTGGTTCCTGAAAACAGAAAAAAAACTTCGACACAAAGAAGATGGATTATCAGATATAAGAGTTCGTGACGGATCATGAATAGAGTAGATAGTGTTATAGTCATTTTCGCCATCCTCTCCACCACCGCCAAAACTTCCACCACCGCCTGAGCTACCGCCACCGCCGGAGCTTCCACCACCGCCGGAGCTTCCGCCACCGCCTGAGCTACCGCCACCACCTGAGCTACCGCCACCACCTGAGCTACCGCCACCGCCGGAGCTACCACCACCGCCGGAGCTTCCACCACCACCTGAGCTTCCACCACCGCCACCAGTTCCTGAATTTTTATTTTTTTCCTTTTCCTTTTCCTCTTCCTCTTTCCGTCTTTGCTGTTCTTTCTTTACCTGAATTTCTCTCAGTAACCGTTGATATTCATTCTCATCTTCCAACGCTTTCTTTAACTTTTCCTTTTCAACTCCAAGCTTTTTTGCGTTTTCTTCTACGTCCTTTTCTCCCATACTGATTTTTTTATTTCCTGAATTTTTTGGGGCAACATCTTCAATATCAAAAACTTGCATTTCTTGATTTTTTCCTTTAGAACCTTGATATTCGGTGCGATATAAACATCGATCCAAAACGCAAGCCACTTTTGTGATTGTCGTTATATGTGTGATTCCAGTTTTTTTATCCAAAATGCCTATTTGTTTAGGCTCCCATAAACTTGTCATATCATTCAATCTTTTGTCAGTACGAAAACCCCACGTTACATCTCCAACTTTTGCAGTTTCGGCAAAAGATCGAACCGGAAACAAAAAAGCGACCGCCAATAGAACGACCGCTAAAAAATTCATTTTCATAACTAATCCTTTAAAACTAAAACTTTAACAAGAAAATCAGCGATAAAACCGCGAAAAACCCCATCAAAAAAGGAAAATCAACTACCATCATGAACCCCGATCCCTGATATAAATTTAGCTACCAACTTGAAACAAAACATCAATACAAAAATCGTTAAAAAGGGAGCAGCAACTTGTGAACCATAGCCCATTTGCTCCAAAATAGAACATTCCGGAAAATTCAAAACTATCTTTTCAGAACCGACAAACCAGTCTTTACCTTGCTTTCGAGGGGCTATCAAATAGCCCTCCGAATGCAAAACGGGGACAATCTGAGATACGACATAATCAGTCGCAATTTCACTTGACTGAAAACACTGCAATCCGACACGCGCACCCATATTGTCCCCTTTAATTATTTACCGCCCATGAAACTGGTAACGAGGCGGAAAGCTTTCATTACAACATAAACGGACAGCAAAGCCATACCGACAGAAGTTACAACAGGAACGGCTTTTGCAATTTCAGTTGCCATTGTTGTACCAATATCTGCAATGCCTTCAGCATGTACAGGAGCAGACAGACCCAACGCGGAAGAAGCAATGGCAAGACCAATGGCAATTTTTTGTTTCAAATTTTTCATAAAAAACACCTTTTAGTAAATTAAACCCCGTTTTCAAAGGCAAACGGACAGCCCAAAAACTATTTAGCGACCTTTTCAAGATCATTCTTTGCTGCACGAACCGTCAGCAAGACCGACGGCAATTTTTTGTTTCAAATTTTTCATAGAAAACACCTTTTAGTAAATTAAAAGCCGTTTTCAAAGGCAAACGAGCAGCCCAAAAAACTATTTAGCGACCTTTTCAGGATCATTCTTTGCCGCACGAACCGGCTGAATATCGATAATCACGTTTTGAACGCGATTACCGTTTGTCTGTACTTCGATATCAATTTCAGCTTCAAACGGTAAAGGGATACCATTAAATTTTTCAAAGTTTTCAGAAGTACCGAACTTCATCGGCTCAGTCGCAGAGCCACGCATATCGGGATTGTCTCGTGCAAACGGAAATTCAACATAGACCGTTGTAGAATCGTATGTCTTACCCGTGTCATTCATCACACCTTTGGAACGTTTTAAGCCTTGTACTTTTGCGAACATTTTCATATCAATTACCTTCCTGCCTTATTAGGCTTTTGGACTAAAAATACACATCAAGCGACCATCTTTGTCACAATGATATGCAAAACAATTTAAATTAAGTGCGTGTTTGATTCCTAAATGAACCATATAATCAAATTCGTCTTTATCTTTGTCAGTTACGTATTTAAATTCAGCAAATTGGCTCACTGACAAACAAATCAAAACACGCCTTAAAACATAAAAATCATGCAATTCGTCATCAACCAAGATACATGGATAGTTCTTCCTATTACACTCAACGCCTTTAATCATTTTCCAACCCCTGAAGAACCATTCCATATTCGTCCATCAAATCCAATTCAATGGAACCTTCATATTCGTCATGAATAAACTGCATATAATGACGTCTTGCACTCAATGCGTACTCAACCGAATAAGAGGCAGGATTCACACGCTCAGGCAATGCGCCGTCTTTACGCCTTAGACGCTCAACAATCTCTTCAGGCGACATACCCAACTGAATCATCATATTTACAGCGCGACCAGCTTGGCATGCGGCGACTTCCTGAACCCTATCAATGGAAACTTGCAATCTTTTTTCAGACGACAAATAACGATTGGCTGAACCAAAATCTTGCAAACGCTCACAAATTGGGAAAGCACCACCCCAAAATTGACCCGGATTAAGCAATATATCGAGCGGAATCAGACAGTTTTTGCCCATAAACTGAAGCTCAAATCTTGTCCAAAACATTCCCGATGTATCGCCCTGTTCCTTTGCCTTATCATAGATTCGGCAATAGCAGGAAGAATTTTTAGATCCAACACCCAACGTCTTACCGTTATCAGTTCCATTCAACCAATCAGATCCAATTTGCGCCACCAGCGGACGTTTACCCCGCTTGTCAAATTCGCCATTCTGATAAGCTTCCCAAGCAGTATCAGGACTTATTTCTTCGCTATAAAAATCTTTTGCTACGTCACAACGGGTTATGCGTGGACTGTATGAATGACCATTCAAAAAACGATATAACCGCTGCTCCCATCCATCCTTAGCAGCCGTACAACCCTTACCAGTCAATTCAATCAGTATCGTGCCATTCTGACCGCCAATGTATGCCTGACCGTACAAAACACCTTCAACAGACATTTCCCATCTTTCGTCATAAAAACGACCTTTGCCGACAGGAGCAGGGGAGCTTATTCCGAATCCGAAAATCCATTCTGCAATTTCCGACCAATTCTTCATCACATCAAAATCAGTTACAGGTGAGGGGATTCCCAGCGCGAGCAATTCGGGCGCGAAGCCTACAACCGATTTTTCCTTAAATGTAAAGCTCAGAGTATCGATAAAAGCAGTGTTTCCAAGACCCCGACGGAGCGGAATTACTTTTAAATTTCCATCAAAATCTATGACTGCCGTTTCATAACGTTCATATTCCTGATTTAAAACAACAGCTTCAGAAGATTCTGACGTTGATTCGCCCGAAGTTTTCAAATCCCGCCCCCCCCTGTTAGATGGGGGGGGGGGATTATCCCAAGCCCCTAAATTACTCATCGATACACCCCAAATCTTGCTTAGGCGCACCATGAGAAACGGACAGGGCTATGCCCGCAGCCACCCACATTTCTGCACGCGAAATGGCTAAAACTTCAGATCGAAGATCAAAATAAAGCGTATGGAGCAAAATATCATGTTCGCGACACTCAACCCGCCAGCCCGCCTTTTCCTGTATTACTTTTGCGCTACGTTGGTTTTTCATGTTTTGACCTTTTTACAACAAATAACTGTTATTTGCATTCATGTATTCAATTTTGGCATTGTATTCATGTATGCAAATATGCACAAGACAAGCATGCTTGCTAACAAGTAACGCCTTGTTTTATATTGCATAAAAGTTTTAGGAAAAATGACACATGAAATCACTTAGAATCAAAGAAGAGCAGGAAGAGAGCATTAGACGTCTTGCCATCAATGCCAATAAGAAACTGATACAGCTTGGACGCGAACCGCTAAAGGACAGCGAGCTTGCCCATATCCTACTAAACGAAGCCATCAAACGCGCCTACATCGGCGACGACGGCGAAATCACGATTAAGAACTAATGAAATCCTTAAAAAATATATTGTTTATTTCAATAGGCTTTTCAATCGGTTATTTCACTGGATTCATACAAGGGGAATCAAAGGCAATTAAATGCCTAAAGACCCAAAAACCGACAGAGCTAAACTTATACTGTCTTTTTTCTTCCCGGAACGTCGAATTTATCGAACTGGACAAACTCGAAGAAATAAACCTACAAAATAAGGAGCAAACGCTCAAATAGAGAGCGTTCGCTCATTGAATTAAAATAAGCCCCGGAAAGGGGCTTATCATGGCAACACAATCTGAACTCATCGACCAAATCAAAGACAGGCTTTTTATCCTGTCTGACTATGCTTTATCTCAACGCTGGCAAGTAGAGCCGACCCGAATCAGCCAATACCGGCGCGACCGCCTGCGACTTCCTATCCGTTTTATTGAGGACATTGCCGAACAAATCGGCATTGACACGCTATCAATTATAAAAATGCTTGATACGGCGCGACTTACCAAGCAAAACAAGGACGCCTCAAAAATCTTATTCTGGCGACCAAACGAAAAAATCAGACGTTATCCGCCACCGTGGGTAGAACGAAAACACTTTTTCAGACGAAAACGCTAGTTCGCATAATTTTTCTTTTCGTCAAATTTTCAAAAAAACTACAAATTCTTTTTGCCTTCGGCGACGTTCGCCACGTGGCAGGGGAGCAGGAGATAAAACCCTTCCTGCTCCCCTCCCACAAGCGTGTTCCTTGAACTTTTGGGAATCAAGGGGGCATTCATAAAGATTGGGCAAAAAGCACGCCCAATCTTTACAAAGCTTCCCCCTTGACACCCAAAATTTCAATTCCTTAAAATCATAAGTTACTGATTATTAAGTAAACTTTTTTATTGACTTATATCGTAGCTACGATATAATAACAACATCGAAACACAAAACAAAGGACAAAATGAAAGACCCAAAGAAAAAAGCAAACACTAAATATGAAGCAAAGCGAATCTCAAAACGCGTTTCTTTTAACACCGAAACAGAAAAAGACCTATTGGAAAAAGCCGAAAAAATACAAGACTTTTCAAAATGGGTAAAATCCAAAATAAAGGAAATTTAAAATGGAACTTAATTTAATCTTGAATGAACAAGCATATTTTAATAACTCAGCAACCGGAACTTGGAAAGATACAGCATACACTGCAAAAGGAACTGTAAACGGATTACCCTGCACAATATGGTGGGAAAACATAAACCCTGAAGCCGAAGACGAGTCAGATTGTTGCAATTGGGAAAATCCATACTTAATTGAACTCGAAAGCCAATTTATAGACCCTGATGAATACGAGAAAATCGTAATTCGATAAATCAGAAATAAAGGAAATTTAAAATGGATCTAGAAATCGAACTGAAACAACTTGAAAGCTATTATGAAATTTGCGGTTATAACGGAAAATTAACCGCGGAAAGCCTAATTCATGGCATTAACTGCATTTTAAAAGGCAAAGAAAGAACCGTTGACATTCACGATTCAACAAAAGAAGAGCTAGAAGAACGAATTTCTAATTTTTATCTGAATATTGACGAACATTTGACAAATTGATACAAATAATGAGTGATATAAAAGGTCGTCTGAAATTTTCAGACGACCTTTATTAATTCGCAGACCCAACCACGCCACCACGAGCTGCAAAATCCTTACCCGCTTCAACATAGCCGTCGTACATCAGATTTTGAGGACTTTTACCGCCAAGACTAAGAACCTGACCAGAATCATCACTCATTGGCTGAACATTTGCATTCTGAACAACATCCCTATTAGGTTCTTTATATGGATTAAACGGGAGACCATTTTTTACATAGTCATTACAAGTTTTTTTGTCTATCTCTTTTACGGCCGTTCCTTGTGACGAATAGCATGAACACCCCGATTTCCCGCCCGATATGCAGGCAACAGGATATTCAAACTGCTTAACCTGTCTAACCTGATCATACAACGGCTTAGACTCAACCATACCTTCAATTTTGGGCTTTAACATATCTTCAGTCAGGTTTTTATTTTGGCTAGGTGCTATCTGACCGCCTATTTCATGACCTGCCACAGCAGATTTATCTTTCACACTTTTTTTCAAATCATCAGATTTAACGTCAACAAAAGAAGATACGGATGAATTTTCAGAATCATCTTTTTCAGAAGACCCCAAACCCGACAAAAGAGAATACCCCATATAAGAGGTCATACCAAACACAACCAAAGCAAGCGGAATAACCCAAAGAACACGGCTTTTAGGCGTTTTAACTTTTGTATGTATCTCAGCAGACTTATAAAGGCCAAACGCCTTTTTATCGAACTTATAGACTTCAGGCCTAGCATTTTTCATTCCCGATTTAGGATTATTCTCACAATAATCCCAAAAATAGCGCATACGCACACCCAAAGGCGTTTTGTGAATATGGTAATGGGCGCCTACCAAATCGCGAACATGCTTATCAATACGACCAGGCATTTGAGTGATTAAAATAATATCTACACCCGAATGCCTATGAACATGGAGCCATTCGACAAGCTCAGGCGCTTTAGAACCCGAAGAACGCGGCGGAAAAATATTCTGAGCTTCATCAATCACTACGATCGAACCATTATTTTCAGGCCATTTTAGCCAAACGTGCATATCTTGGATTGTGTGACTTTCAGGAATAGGCTCAGTAGGAATTGTCAATTCAGGAATACCATGGATAAATATTTTTCGGCCAGCCCATTCTTTATCTACTTTCTTCGCCAAATCTGAAACGGCCATCAATGTTTTACCCGAACCGGGAACGCCTGTAATAAGTGTAATCATTTTAAAAACCTCTATTTAATAAATTTCAACGAACGATAAGAAGCCCAAATTCCGAATGAAAAAGAAAATCCGCCAAATATAACGTTCAACGCTTCAGGGATACCCGCAAGCCCCAAAAGACCGACCAAATCGGCAGGCATGGTAAAGTAATTTGTTTTTATATAGTCAAGAATTCCCTCAACTGCAAAACTTAATCCCTCATAAGAAACAAGAGACACGCCCAAGCCAACAAGAATATTAAAAAAAAGTGTTTTGAGCGATGGCAAAAAAGTAACTAGAAGTCTTCCAATGTAGGACATCAAAAGACGGAAAAGACCAGCAATAAACGCAGGCATTTTTTTATCCTTTCATGGAATTAACAGTTCGAAAAACCATCATTGCAGATACGAAATAGGCGAGCGTTATAAATACATATCTCAACCTTTGGGCAGCTTCACATATTGGCGACCAAGAGAATGAATGACGGCCAAACTGACCAAAATCAAGCAAAATATCTTGAGGACACTGACCGCCAGTAGCAAAAGCAGAAGATGGCTTAAATGTTCCAAAATCGCCATTAGACTTAAGACCACCCCAATTAGGCTCTCCATCGCCTTTTCCAAACGGAGATTCAGGCATTTCAGGAAGTTCATAATCTTGACCGCTTCCGCCATCCGCTCCACCTTGACCGCTTCCGCCATCCGTTCCACCTTGACCGCTTCCGCCAGTCGTTCCACCTTGGCCGCTTCCGCTTTCCTTTCCGCCCCCTTGTATTCCGCCGTCGGGCGTGGGGGGGGGGGGGGGGGGGGGGGGCGCACCCCCCCCCCCCCCC